CTGGGTTACTTGCCCCGCCAGCACCGGCCTGCCACTGGCGACGTAGCCGATTGCCTGGCCGATCGCGCGGCTGGCGGTGACCATCATTTCGGGCAGGCTACGTTCGCCGGACTTGCGCCCATTTGGGCAGCGGAAGTCCCACTCGTCAGGGACTGAATACTGCTGCCTGACCACGTCGCGCCAGACCTGGCTGCTGCGGCAGACCCCGCAGACCAGCCGCTTGCCGCACCAGCGGGTACGGCAGAAGCTCTCCAACCCACGCCGGGGCGGTGGCGGGGTAGGCGGGGGCTCATCGAGGGCGAGTATGCGGTGGTCGGTCTTCAGATCGTAGTCGGCACCGATCTTGTACCCCGCTTTGGCCAGGGCTTTCCACAGGCTGAACTCGTGCCCGCGGCGCCCGGCTGGTTTGCCATCCTGGTCAACATTGGGCTGGCCGATGAACTGGAAACCCTGCGGAATGCAGGTGGTGCGGATCAGGGTGCAGCTCAAACTGATGCTGCCGACTGCGTGGCGCCCGGTGGCGGGCTGGATGAAGTCGGTTTGAATATCCCAGGGCTCCAGGGTCTTGAGCTGGTAGGCCATCGCGTGGCCATCCTTGCGGGCTTTTACCACGGCACCCACCGCGCCAATGCCTCGCTGGCTGCGCTGGAACTGCAGCAGGCGGGCAAGGAATCCCTCCTCCGGGTAGACATCGTCCTCCACCGACAGGATGTAGTCGTACTTCAGCAACTCTGGCAGGACGTGGTTCCAGTGCCCCGCCAGATGGCCGGCGGTGGCCACCGCATCATCCCGGGACTCGAGCGGCGGCCGGGGATAGACCACCGCGCCACACGCCCGGGCGTAAAGCTCAACGTCCGGCCGGGGGTTGTCCAGAATGAAGACCCGACCATCGATGGGGTAGCCGGCCGCTTCAACGTGCCGGATCCACGTATTAAGGCAAGCTTCCCGGCCAGGTGCGAAGGCAGTAAACAGGCAAACGGTGCCATCCGGGCGGTTGGGGATCTTGCCACCGTTGTCGCGATCACGGGAAGCAGCGAAGGGGACGCTGGCCTGATCCCAGCCGCAGATCATATCGTGGACTTCGCCGTCGGTGCGCTTCCGCAGGCTGCGGTACCGCTGGCGTCGTTCCTCCCACTGGCTACGATGGAGGGCAAACTCCCGATCCCACATCTGTCCTTCGCGCCGGAACTGGCGGTGCAACCGTGGCGACCAGTTGGTTTCGAAATCGCCCATCAACTGGTAGTGGACGGCGAACCTATTGACCCTGGTGACGTCCTGGCTGACGGAGTAGTTGAATTGCTTCTTGAACTGGTGCAAGCATACCACGTCCTCTGCGCAGTGGGGCTGCTTGCCGGCGTACAGCACCGCCAAACTCAAGGCCTGCTCGTTGTAGCCCCAGGATAGGGTATGCGGCCACCAGCCGATCGACTCCCAGCAGGCACGGGTCGCGGCGTAAACACTGCCAATGTAACCGGTCACCTTGTCGCAACGTTCCCGGTTGCGGTTGTACTTGACATCGTAGCCGGCATCGCCCAGTTCAACGATCACCCCGCCATAGCCCGTCCATTCCCGGGTAGGCTCAAGGGGTTTACAGCCTGCCCCAACCACCGTGTTCAGCTCCCTGGCCAGCTCCGCCAGCCGGGTGATCCCCCCCTCGGGCGACTTGACGTGCGCATCGCTGTAGACGATGACGTCGCCGCGAGCAAGTTGACCGCCCAGGTTCCGGCAGTAGGCTGGGCACCGGGGCTGGTCGTTGCGCACCAGTTGAACCTTGTCCTGCAGGTCGGCGGGAATGTCAACCGGAGGGTTGCTGTAGTCGTCGACGATGACGATCTCATCGGCACCGGCAGCGAGCATCCACCGGGCGGTGTCGTAGACCAGCGCTTCGTTGCGCGACGGTAGCACGACGGAGATCACGGTTCGACCTCGAGTTCAATAGTCGGTAAGGGGGCGCAGCAACCGTAACCGGCGCCGACCATTCGAGTGTAGATTCCCGCTGGATCACTGCTATCGCATTCCTTGACGCCCCCCCAGCCCAGCGCTCCCTCTGCCCACCAGCGCACCAAAATCCACCAACGCATTCCGTGCGCGTAACCTCCCCAGGAATACGCGCTCTGTTGCATCGTCAAGACGCAATCATCGAAGCGATAACCGCCGGCGCTGCCCGATCCAGTGGGATAACTGTGATACCATCGAAAATAGTTGAGAGTGGGGAAAACCGTCGAGCGATTGAAAGAGCGAAAAGTCAACCGACCGTCCCAGGGATTGAAAGTATACGCCGGAGCCCCGCAAGCCGACGGATCGAAATAGCCGGCGTGATAGTTCTTAATCCGCAGGTTGCGGTTCAAGTGCCAAAGCGCCTGTACCACGTTCGAATCCGCGCAATTTCCCCGCAACTTGGCACTCGTGTAGACGCCGGCGTAGTCCCCGACCAGATAGGTTCGAGCCAACGCATAACCTCCCGGGATTACGAAGGTATAGACCCCAAGTGCTTCCGTCCAGGAGCTCCATGGCAGCACTTCCTCGGCGCCGGCTCCGTTGCGCAGCAGAATGCCATTATGCGGATATTTGCCCAATTCATTGTTTAGGAAGGTGCTGGCCGTGCCCAGGGCGCCGACGCAGCCCTCCCACGGTGCCGAGGCCTCCGGTGGCATTAACGGCGGCGAATCGAAGGTCAGGACAATAGTTCCGGGATAGCCTGGCGATTTGCCGACCTGCAGGGTGCCTGGATTTTCGACACCGTGTCTTAGCTTCATAGCTTCACGGGCAGTAATCCGAAACCGTCTTGTCGAGGATGATGTTACCGTACTGCATCTGGCGTACCGTGTACGATGATCCTGAAAGGACGACCGAGCAAATAGGCACCTGGATAACCTGTGCGGTGTTTGCCGGGACGACGGCAGCCCACGTTGGTGTGGTGGCCGCAATGGTGCCCTCGCGGGTAACGCCGATGTAGACGTAACCGGTACCGCCCAAGGCAATGCTCTGCACCGCGGAATACGTCAACACGTCCGGATGCACGATGATGTAATCGAGGTTGCTAGCATCCCGGGTTCCACCGATATCAAGTTTGCTCGTTCCCGCATTCCAGGCAGCCGCAAAAGGTCCGGTATAGGCGCCGCCACCACCCTCCTGGAAGAACCAGTCCGAAAGGCCGGTCGCGCTGTTGATTGGGAATGCAAACGCCCGAACGATGGTGTTGACGGCCACGCTGGTGTCGGCCGCAATGTGCCGCACGCCACTTGTCCCGTAAGCAGTACCGAACTTGCGGGACAGGTTGGTGTCGCTTGACCAGGCGCTGCCTGACCAGAATACCTCGATGGCCTTGTAAACGCCCAGCCCCTCGTGCGCCTCGATCTTGACCATCGTCAGGACGGTCTTCTTGGGCTCGTTGACGCGCAGGGAATGGGGAATCGGTGCGCTGGCGATCAACCGGCGCACCTTGGCGGCTGCTCGAGCATCGAGGGTGTAGCGCCGACTGCTCATCGTTGCATCCTATGGTGCCGGGGTTGGTGCCGGCGTACAGAAGGTCTTCGGCAGGCCGAGCACCGACCAGGCGAACGTTTCCCGATTCGGGCAGATGACGTAGGTGCCGGCCGCCGGCAGCGTCTTCGGGTCGATTGCCTGGCCGTTGGCGTCGAGCGGCACCGGGGCGCTCACTTCCATCTGGTCGGCACCCCGGCACTTGCGCTTCTTTTCGTTGGCGGTACCCGGCTCGACCAACTCGTTGTAACCGCTGTTCAACACTACCGCACAATGCCCCAGCGGGTCGTAGATGATCCGCAGCGATACCAGGTAGCTGCAGCCCGCGGGGGTCTTGATCTTGGTCACACCGGCATCTTCCAGCAGCAGTGTCCAGTAATCGCAGCCCATATCCGACTCGTCGGGGATGGAGAAAATCTGGATGCGCTCGCTGTTGACCTTGCCGACGAGCTTGTTTAGGTCACCCACGGTGGCGAAGCCTAGGTCGCTCATCGCGTCAACCATAATCTCCGCGGTGATGACCGTCTGGGTGCGCGGAACCATAATGGGCGGATCGAAACCGTCTTTTGCGCGGTTGGCCGGGGTCTCGCCCTTGGCGCCCACTGGCTGGGTTGCCAGGTACTTCGCCGGGCTGGCCACGAACCGCGCCGGCATTCCCACCCCGACCGTAGCCTCGGCCGTCGCATCGAGCACCATATCCACAGTCTGGCTGCTGGTCTTCACGTCCCAGTCGTTGTATGGAAAGCGGTCGTAGCGGATCGTGATCTCGAACTCGATGAGGCTGCGTCCGACTTCAGCAATCTCCCGGCCGACGACACGCAACTCGGGGTGCGTCCAACTGTAGACCTCTCCAAGTGGCGGCAAAGTCGGATCGTCGAGAATGTCGGTCAGAAAATAAGTAGCGCCGTCCATCGTCGCCCGGAAGATGCGAACTGCCCGGCCGGCGGTCGGCTCATCGCTGTACTGTCGACCAAAAACTTCGCGCAGGCTGGTGATCGACGGCATAGTTGCTCCTTAGCCCGGGACGACGCCCATCGCCGGGGCGCGCTCCATAATCTGTTTCAGATACTCGGCAGTTTCCTTGGTGTTGCGAGCGGTCTGGCTGGCGTAGTTGACCAGAGTCTGCTGGACGATGCGGTAGGCCTCAACGCTGCCCTGCATTGCCGCCGGCGCCAGAGTGGTGGACAGTCCGCCAGTACCCAGATCGACACCCCCCTTACCGGTGGGGAGTTTCTTCAGAATCTCCATAAACAATAGTGTTGGAGCGAGCAGCGGATTGGCCTTGATCCCGAAACGAACCAGCTTGCCGATCAATTCCTGCTGACCGATCCAAGCAATTACCGAACCGAGTTGCACCAGGACACGGTTGAAGCCCACCATCAGTTCGTCGAGTCTGGTCAACTGGATGGTCATCAGGACGAACTGCACGACCACGTTCCGCAGCGCCGCCGATGACTCGCTGACCCGCTGGCTGAAGTCACCATAGCGGCCTCCGGCGCCGGTCGCCCGGATGTAGTGCAGGGTTGGGTCGGCTATCTTTCTGATGGTGCCGATTATTAAACCGGTAATCAAAGTGCCGATCAGGAAGTGCCACGTGCGCAGCGAACTGCGCAGGCCTGCAAGCAGCCCATTTTTGGTTGCAGAACCCACTACCTTTTCAAGTTTTTCCTTTGCCGCTGCAGTCTTTGCCCCGGCGTGTTGGCTAAGCCCAAATAACAATTGCTGTGCCTGCCATTCCGGGCTTGACAGAATAGCGGAATTGGGCAGCCCTGCCCGGCGCATACCTTCGGTCTTCAAGTACGCACCCATATAGGCTATACCAAGTACCCGTTCGCTGGCTCGAGCGGAGAGGAATGCACTTTTCGCCTTCTGCTGCAAGGCAGTCAGCTGAGCCATCCTTTTGGACAACCCAGTGGCCGATCCCCTATCCAACAACTTGGTGGCTGCCACCCCGCCTAACAATCCAGCAACGACCCCGCCACCACCAGCAATAGCCGGCACCCCGCCACGGCCACCCATTCCACCGTAGCCCATCCCACCAGCCCGGGCGAACTCGCTTTCCACGGCGTGGCGCAACTGCCGGGCTGCCTGGCGGGCGCCGGTAACGTCGGCCTGGATGCTGACCCCCAGCACCAGGTTCGGCAACTTGAACGAGGTGATCATAGCGGTACCACCTTTCCGAAGATGGCGCGGGCGGCGCGAAGGTTCTGCCGGGCAAGCTGTTTCTCGTCGACCGTCGCGAACTGCAGCAGGTGTTGCTCCAGCGTTGCCGGGTTGGTTTTACCGTTGAAGCCAAGCGCCACGTCGTATATCGCTTTCACTATCTGCGCCGCCTGCCAGTCGCCCCGGCGATCGCCCCGGGGTTCGCTCTGCAGGTACTGCAGGTAGGCCTGCCAGTGGAGTAGTTCGGCATTGTTTAACTGCTCCAGGATCCGTCCGATGGGCATTCCCAGGAGGCTCGCCAGCTCGAACAGCCAGGCGTCCTCCGCGATCAGTTTGGGTCGGGCGGCTTTGCGTTGTTGTTGACGGAACCGAAGGCGTCGAAGAGCTCGGTCACCAGTTGCGCCGGCCAGTCCTTCGCATCTTCGACACTATCCTGCCCGGCCAGCGGGTTGCCTTCAAGGTCGGTGAACCAGCGGTTGACCAGGGTATGCACCAGCTTCGGCAGCTTGTTCACGTGCCGGCTCTGGCCGTTGCCAATCGAGCATTCCTCGGTGAGCCGATCCGCTTCCTGCAGTTCGACAATGGAAAGCCGCTTGACCTTCACATCGATGTTCAGGCAATCGATGTGCCGGACTTCCCACTGCGCCAGAGCTTTTGACAGTGCCGTCAGGCTCATCGTTATGCCCAGCTCGGCGGGGTTTCGATCGCGCTGTTGTCGAGGTTGGTGATGACGATCACGCCGGCTGCCCGCCAGGCCTCGCCACGGCCGGCTTCGTTCGGCGTCAGGCTGCGCAAGTAACCCCAGAAGGTCAGGGTACCGAGCACGCCACCGGCATCATCCGGGAACCGCAGCGTGATCTGCTGGTTTTCGTTGATCTCGGTGATCACCGCCGCCATATCCTCGGGGTGGTAATCGCAGGTGAAGGCGATGTCCGGCACCTCGATTAGCGCCTGCGGCTGCTTGGTGATGTAGAGATTGTTGGTTAGGCACGTGTTGTCGATGGGGTCACCGCCATCGAAGCCGACGCTGCCGAGCTGGACGTTGCACATGCTCAGTGCACCGACCGTCAGGACGGTGCCGACCGCTTCCTGGGATTTGAGGTTTGGCATAGTGGACTCCTTAGATGAGTTGGCGCATTACCGAGAAGTTCTGGGTGAAGATCTGCCGGTGCTTTTCATCCTTGCCCAGCTCACTGGGGGGCGCATCGCGCAGGATCCTAACGTACTTGACCGACTGGGCACCATCCGGGAGGCTAAACGCCAGCCGGTCAAGGAAGGATTCGACCAGTGCCGCCAATGTCCAGGCGCTGGCATAGTCGCGTGCCCGGGCGCGAACCTGCAGCCGGAAGAAGTCCAGCGGTGCACCTTGTAGGGTATCGTCCCGTTCGCCAGCGTAGGCGTAAAGCGTGACCGACTCGGACGGCTCCGGGGGCTCTTCAGCGACAAAGATGCCAACACCGGCGCCCGGGCTGGTGCTGCCCAGACCCAGGCTGCCGACACCCTTGCTTTCCAGGTAGCGGGCAAGGTCTGTTGCGGGGCTGTTCATCGCAACTCCTTCAGGGCAATCTGGCGAAACCGGGGGCCAACCGACAGCACGGCACGCTCCAGGAACTTGGGCTTGCGGCCTTCCATATCCTCGTGGACTCGAGCAGCGTACGGGGCGGTGTAACCAACGCCGGCCTTCACCGTTTCCGGACTGGTAGGAACGGCGGCAACGGCTACCGAGCTCCTGACCAGCCGGCCAGTCACCACCGGGGCGTTACGGTCGGACTCTTCCTGTACCAGTCCGGCGGTCTGGCTGGCAGCCCGGCCGGAAGCCCGCAGGATTTCCTGCTGCAACAGCAATATCGCCTTGTCGAGTCCCCGGCGGAACTCCTGCTCGTTCTTGATGGTGAGTTGGAAAATCATCGTTTCAATGTTTCAATGTTTCAATCCACGCGCCCTTGCGGGGCGCGACAAAATCTATCCGCAGGTCGCCTTCCATACGACAACGCCGCCTCCGGGATCCTGGCTGCGTTCCACGGTGCGGATCCGGATGGCGCCGGCATCGACGGGGTCTGCCAAGGCGCTGATGCCTTGCAGCACGAAACTATCAACCGGTGGCTGGCTGCTGAAATAGACGATCGCCCGGCTGGTGTACTCCCGGCCTTGACCATCGTAGGCGCGGTCAACCTTGTCCTGCCACCTACAGCTGCGCAACACCTGGGGGGCGGCCGGCACCTCGTGCCCGTCGGGCGTCTGCGGCGGCCAGACGGTGCAGGTTTGCGTGAGGAGTCCCGGAAAGCTCATCGTTAGACTCGCTTGTAGAGATCCAGGGCGCTCATATAGGGACCGATCGCACTGGCGATCTGGGCTTCCTGGAACTTGTCGTAGCTGTAGTCACCGACGGTTTCGGACTTCATCGCGGCATTGCTGCCCAGGTTCCGGAACGCATCGCAGCAGCACTTGTTGACGATCAGCACCAGTCCGGCGGGAATGCTGCCGGCCGCATAACCGCCAGTGTAGACCACAACCAGGGGAAGGTTATCGCGGTCTGCATCACGCCAGCGCTGGTCATTCTCCCGCAGCCAGATGGGGTCGGAGTTGCTGGGGAAGCAGGAGTAGATGCTGCTGGGGAAACCGAGCTGGTAGATGCCAGCAGCTGCTTCCCGTCGCAAGCGGACGGGGGTAAGCGCTCCGTAGAGCACCAGGTTCTCGTCAGTGTCACCATCGCCGGTCTCCTGGTCAAGCAGGCAGTGCGCCGGGTAATCCTGGAGGCTGGTTTCCACGTCGGCATTCCAGCCGGCTGCCACGACGTCGGCAACCAGATCAGCAAGGGTGTCGTCGATCGCCGGGCTGATGACTGCAGCAGTCATCCCGGCAACCAGCTTCAGCGTGGACAGACCATTGCGCTCGGTAGTAATGAAGGCGCTGGCACGTTCGGACGGATGGCTCAGGGTGATGGCCTCGAGCTGGCCGGCGCCAGCGAAGAGGATGGCCTGCACCGGCGTTTCGTCCAGCACGATGGGGTTGCTGCGGTCAACGGTCAGCTTGGCGATGACGGTGCCCTGCTCGAAGTTGCGGGCGCAGTAGCGCTTGACCTGCTCGTCAACGCCGGCGATCAGGGTTGTCAACTGGGCGTCGTAGGTGGAGTCAGTGATGCCCAGGAACGACTTGACGTTTGCCAAACTAGTCAGCATCGATGGCTCCTCAGTTGATTGGCAGCCGGGCTGCCCTTTCCGGACAGCCCGACTGTGGTATGGGTCAGGGGTTTTTGACTAGATCGTGGGGGTCGGGGTGCCTCCTTGCGCTCCTTCCAAAACGATCCACGGGCTGACTTCGTCGGTGCCCGAGTTCGGGTAGATGGAACGGCTCCACTTCGGCAACCCGTTGTTGCGCAAGACGAAGCGGAAAGCCGTCTCGTCAAACACAAACCTAACGTGAATACTGGACGCGGCCTGGACACCGCCCTTCTCAATAAGCAAATACTCGCTCTGATCGAAGAACCCGATGTCGCCCTGGCTGCCGAGCAGCGGGCTGACCTCGCAGATCCGGATGGGACGACCAAACAGCGTGCCGTAGGGCGCGACAGCCAGGCCGCCCGGGGGCAGCCACACCGGCTGGTCACCGATCGTCATACCGATCAGCTGGGGCAACACGCTCGAGCTCGCGAACCACTCGGCACGGGCGATCGACGGCGGGTACATCCGCGAATACATCCGCGCCACATCGTTCGCATCCACGGCACCGGG